TGAGGCTAGGGAGATACCTAAATCAATTATTGACGCATGTACTATGCGTGTTGGTCGTTTCCCTTCTATGCGTGATGGTGGGCCTAGTTGGTCTGGGGTCATCGCTGATACTAATGCTCCTGAGGAAGATCACTGGTGGCCTATTATGTCTGGTGAGGTTCCTGTGCCGGATCATATTCCGATAGAGCAAGCGCGTATGCTAGTTAAGCCTGACAACTGGACATTCTATGTGCAGCCATCTGGAATGATAGAAGAGACAGATAAGAATGGCTCTGTACTTAATTACAAAGAAAATAAAAAAGCAGAAAACTGCAAGAATATGCTGAAGACTTATTACCCTAATTTAATTAGAGGTAAGACAAAAAGCTGGATTGATGTGTATGTAATGAATAAACTTGGCTCAATCCAAGAAGGGAAGCCAGTGTATCAAAGCTTTGTAAGCGAAACACACATAGCAACAGAGGAAATACCTATTGCTCATGGTGTGCCTTTGTACATTGGCATTGACTTTGGCCTTACTCCAGCCGCTGTGTTTGGGCAAAAGGTTAGGGGCAGATGGCTAATCCAATCAGAGATTGTTGCTATTGATATGGGTATTGTAAGGTTTGCAGAAGTTCTGCGCCAAGAGATTGCTACTAGATTTTCAGACTTAGATGTAAAAATATTTGGCGATCCGGCTGGTGACTTTCGCGCACAGACCGATGAAAGTACACCTTTTCAAATACTTAGGGGTGCTGGGCTAAGAGCAACGCCTGCTCCAAGCAACTCTGTTGATCTGCGTCTTGAAGCTGTTGCTTCTTCATTAAACAAAATGGTTGAAGGCAAACCAGCATTTTTAATTGATAGGCGTTGCCCAACCCTTATTAAAGGCTTTGAAGGCGGTTATTGCTATCGGCGTATGCAAGTTTCTGGTGAGCGATTCGATGACAAGCCTGATAAAAACATGTACTCACACATACATGACGCGCTTCAATACTTAATGCTTGGTGCTGGTGAAGGCAGAGCTTTAATATCTGGGCAAAAACCTTTAAGGGCTTTTAATGCAAAGTCTGAATTTGATGTGTTTGCAAGAAAACCAAAACAGCAAAAACGTCAAGGGCTTTGGGCAAGAATGTAAATTGTGCGTTGCGTTATTTGTTTAATTGTGTTTATGCATAATAATCTAATACAAGGAGATTAACATGTGTTTAGGTGGCGGTGGTGGCAAGCCAAAGGAAGACCCTGTTGTAAAACAAGAGCAAGAGTCTCAAAAAGCAGAGGAAGTTCAGCAGAAAAAAGTTCGCAAGCAGGAAGCTTTATCTGATACTTTAACAACAATGCGCGGTGGTCGAGGTCGGCGTTCACTAATTAAGAGTGGCAGCGGTGGCATGGGCTTCTATAACGAGTATCTATAATGATAGTTAATAATGATTTGCAAGATGGTGTGTATGAAGGCGAGAAAACCGCCCTCAAATATTTAAAAAAATATGAACGCGCTAAATCGCAACGTGAAAACTTTTTGCCATTGTTTGAGGAATGCTATGAGTATGCGCTTCCTCAACGCGAATCATTTTACGCAGAGTCAGTAGGGCAACGTAGAGATGATAAAATCTTTGATGAGACAGCGGTTGTTGGCGTTCAAGAATTTGCTTCGCGCTTGCAATCAGGCTTGGTTCCTAACTTTGCTAGATGGGCGGATTTTACTGCGGGGTCTGAAGTTCCGGCTGAAGAGAAAGATGAAGTCAATAATCAACTTGATGAAGTTACAGATTATGTCTTTGAGGTTATCCAGAACTCTAACTTTGGTCAGGAAGTTCACGAATCGTTTATGGACTTGGCGGTAGGCACAGGCGTTTTATGTGCTATGGAAGGCGATGCAGTTAACCCTGTAATGTTTTCTGCAATACCGTTGCCCCATGTGGTTCTTGATACCGGCCCTGACGATCAGGTAGATCATGTCTATCGTGAGCGTTCTGTGCGTAATTCAGACATTCCTGTAATGTATCCAAAGGCAAGCCTGTCAGATAAAATTTTACAAAGAATTAAAAACAACCCAGATGAACGTACTAAGGTACTAGAAGTTGTTTGTCGTGATTATTCAGTAGTAAACCAAAAAGCATTCTTCTTTTATGCAATAGAAACAAATACTAAGCAGATAATTAAAGAAGAAAAGTACACTGGCATTGGATCAAATCCGTTTATTTGTTTCCGCTGGTCTAAAGTGTCTGGTGAAATTTATGGGCGTGGCCCATTAATGAATGCTTTAAGCGCAATTAAAACAACCAACTTGACTATTGAGCTAATCCTTGAGAATGCACAAATGGCAATCTCAGGCATTTATCAAATGGATGATGACGGTGTTATTAACCCAGATACTATTAATCTTGTTCCCGGAACGGTCATACCGAAAGCCGCTGGCTCCATGGGTTTGCAGCCTGTTCAAGCTGCTGGCTCTTTTGATGTTGCTAATCTTGTTCTTAGTGATATGCGTTTAAATATTAAACGTGCGTTATACAATGATATGCTTGGCAATCCTGACAAAACACCAGCATCTGCAACAGAAATAGCAGAACGTATGGCTGATTTATCTAGGCGTATTGGCTCTGCATTTGGAAGGCTGCAAGCGGAACTTGTCCAGCCTGTATTGCAACGTGTTGTTTACATCTTAAAGAAACAAGGGCGTATTGAATTACCTACAATGAATGGTAGGGAAGTAAAGGTTCGCTCTGTATCACCTCTTGCACAGGCTCAAGCAAACCAAGACATTTCCTCCGTTGCACGTTTCTTAGAGCTTGTGCAAGGACGATTTGGCCCAGAGCTAACTAATATTTTAATTAACTCAGAAGAAACTGCGGCATACTTAGCTAAGAAGTTTGGCGTTCCTGATACTCTTATTCGTGATCTTGAAGAACGTCAGCGCATAGTGCAGATGGCGCAGCAAATGGCGCAGCAGCAACAAATGCAAGGAGGCCCACCAATTGATCAAGGATAGGGAGTTTCTAGCCCTTGATGGATTTCGCCGTGATAAGAGTGAAGACACAAAGATAAACTTAAACATAGCTACACTATTCAATACAGATGCAGGGCGATCTGTATTAAAGTATTTACGTTCCATAACAATTGAGCAGGTTAATGGTGCTGGCGTTTCTGACGCTGAACTGCGCCATATGGAAGGACAGCGATATATCGTTGGCCTCATTGAAACTCGTATGCAACATGCACACAAAAACAAAGAGGTTAAGACATGAACGAAGAAGCACAAGTAGAAGACTCTGGGGTTGTTACTAAAGGTGGAGACCCATTGCTGCAAACAGATGAGCAGGCTCGCCCAGACTGGTTGCCGGAAAAATTTAAAACAGCAGAAGACTTGGTGAACTCGTATACAAGCCTTGAAGGGAAGCTTGGTCAAAAAGACGAAGATATCCGCAACGCTGTTATTGAAGAGCTAAGCAATGAGGCATTTGCTAATCGTCCAGAAACTGCTGGTGATTATCAATTACCAGAAACAATTGACGATCAAATGGCTACTGATAATGAGCTTCTTAAATGGTGGTCTGAGACTGCGTTTGAAAATGGGTACAGTCAAGAGCAGTTTGAAGAAGGCATTAATATGTATGCTGAAGCTCTTAATGCTGATATTCCTGATTATGATGCAGAGGTTTCTAAACTTGGTGATAATGCTGAAGCCAGACAAGAAGCTGCAAGTTTGTTTGCTAATCAATTTTTTGAAGAGCAACATCTTCCTGCCATTGAGCGTATGTGTGAAACTGCTGATGGTATTGAGGCATTAGAGTTTATGATGCAATCAATGCAACAAGGCGGCCCATCTATTGATGGTCAGGCTGTGGCAACTATCACTCAAGATCAATTAAATCAAATGATGCTAGACCCTCGGTATCACGATCCAGTCAAGCGAGATCAAACATTTATTGCTGAAGTAGATGCTGGCTTTAAGCGTTTGTATGGATAAGGAAGTTGGACGCATTGGGCAACTGTCATTAGTAGAAGCTAGCCTAGATCACGCTAGGATGATCGCTGACAGCCTTAGAATGCATGACGCTAGAGAATGCCTCATATATGGCTTAACGCCGTTAGAGGCTCTTATAGAGCCGTTTACGGTAAAAGATAGTAAAACCTACGCTATAAAATTTAACGAAACTGTTATAGCTATGTGTGGAACTGTGCCTGTTTCAGAGGGTGTTGGCAGGGTTTGGATGCTTGGTACTGGTGGCATCAATGAAAACTATCGTATTTTTTTGCGCGGCTGCAAGCCAGCAATAGATATATTACAAGGCGAATATGAAGTTGTAGAAAACTTTGTACCGCAAGATCATGTTGATACAATCATGTGGCTAACGTGGTGTGGTTTTATATTTGATGAAGAAATATATAACATTCATGGTCACAACATGATGCGTTTTGTGCGTTGCAGAGAAAGAAAAAATAATGTTTATTACCTAGAACGGCCTGTAATGCATTGAGCGACCCATATGGACAATCGCATTGAAAGTGAAAAACAGACAACCGCAGTAAGTATATTAACCTTAATCCTATGAAGAGGACTGTAAAATGGCGAATACAATTGACACCGCCTTTATTAAACAGTTTGAATCAGAGGTTCACATGGCTTATCAGCGCATGGGTTCTAAACTGCGGAACACTGTGCGTACTGTATCAAGCGTCCGTGGGAACACTGTT